GTAAGATCCACCGTAGCCGTTCGTGCATTCTTGGGGATGCTGTAACGCCGTTGTTGTTGTACCTGTTCAATCAGATATTCGTGTTTGCTACTTACGAATCGTCGCCGTTCTTCCGTATCCAAATAAATGAAATCGCCCCACAACGTCATATCCGCAATCGTCACGGGTGTCGTTGTAAGAGTGGATGAACACGGTGTACCCGCCAATACAGACATTTCAAGGTTATTTGTAAATACAACTTCGTTTGCCCCACGCAGTTTCAGATATATCTTGATAGGTGTCGCTTGTAAGGCAATCAACGGCAAAGCTAAACCTATATTGCGACAAAACCAGAAATGAAGTGGAATAAATAATCGCAATGGCCCTTGTTGTGATGTTTCATCGTACACAGGTTGACTTCCTATCATAGCGTTGATTCCATCACGCTTTGACCCCGGTGTAGTAAGTTGTGTCCACAAGTACTGAAACTCGCCATACTGTCTGTCAACTTCCTGTTGACCTATCCAAATACTGATATAATCTATCATAGCATACCCTACACCATTGACCCAACTAACAGCGTTGGTAGGCGTATTTTGGTAATCTGTGGGAGGGGTATTTGCTATGCAATTTGCACCTGTATTGGGGGGCGTATTATGCGGCCCCGCTGAATCAATATACGGGAGACTTACTTCCAAATACATTTGTGACAACAAGTCTCCATTTCGAGGAATGGTTGTAGTATGAAGTTTACCAAAATCAATAGCCGTATCAAACGGGATTCGCTGTGTTTCCATACTGAAATTTGTGTAACGACGATACACCTGTTTAAAAAAGGTCGTCTGTGGGTTTCCGGAAAGATAGATATCTTGCCGCCCTGTGGCGACAAGTTGTAGAAGGCCACCACTATTGGACATACTCTACATACAGCCAGTGCTTTTTGAAAGGTGCGGGAATACGCGCATATGTTTTTGGAAATCATACTCAAGAGTAAGTAGAGGATGGCATTTACAACGTCACAGGCCACTGATAATATATTGTTACGAGGTCTCAACTTTCGCTATAGTAACAATACACCACCAAGTAGTTTTTTTACAATCTATGCAAGTGGGAACGGTCATACGTATTGGAGCAATGCCGTTTCACCAGATAATCTGTCCACCCTAAGCACTAGTCTTGGGAATACAAATAATGCAGTAAGTACATATATCAAAAGTATTAACGATAATATTCAATATCAATCCACACAAATCAGTACAATCAATGGAGGCAATATCAGTTCGGTCAAACAACTCTTAGCCAACGACCAGGCTTTGAGCAATAGTGTAAATAATCTTAGCAATACATTTACCCAATTCGCCTATCAAACTAATCAAAAATTCAGTAATTATGACTACTATATAAGCACAACCGTAAACGAAGCCGTCATAAATGCAATCCAATATATTAGCGCCGGCATCATATTCTACGATGCGTTAAGTACAATTCAAAGTAATATGCAGATTGCTGTCAGTAGTCTTAGCACAACTATTTCGGCAACAAATAGTACGCTTTACTATACTACAACGAGCAGTTATCAAGGCTATGTGCAAAGCAGTTTAGTAAGCACAACGAACGCCCTAAGTAATTATATCTCACAAGTCAGCGCAAGCATTGTTCTTTCTAGTGACTACGGACTATTTAGCAGTTACATACTGTCAACGAATCAAAGTACAAGTCTGAATCTCCAACAGCAGATTTCTAGCCTAAGCACATATACGGCAAGCACATTTGGTGCAATCTATAACAGTTCCTTTAGCAATGTGTTGAGTACAACGACAGGGCAGGGGATACGCATTGGAAATTTGGAAACGCTCAGTACGAATCTTAGTAGCATTACACACCGTTGGATAAGTTCCTTCGTAAGTACAAGCACGTGGTATAATAACAGTACTCTTTATTCGTATATTCAGCAAAATTCAAATGCTCTGTTGACAACGCAGAACGTCCTATCTACTTTGACCTATTCGTATTCGACATTTAGTACAACACAAAGCACATACAATGGTAAAAATCTAAATAATATTTCAGACATAACTGGGCGTGTAAGTACACTGGAATTTGAAGTATATCTTATTACCGTCAGTAGTATTTTAGTCAACATCTGGTCGAGTTTTTACCAACTTGAGCAGTATACGAGTTCTTTAATCGGACAGCGTTACAGCACAATCGACCAGTACGAACAAAATGTGTATCAAAGCACAGTAGCACAAAATACGAGTACAAGTGCAAGTTACTTTAACTACTACGTCAGCACAATGTACGATAGCACACTTAGTACGCTAATACCCAGTACAATTGCCTTTACGAGTTCAATGGTGAGTACATTGTACAGCACATCGTATAGTTATATATATACTCAAATGAGTACAGTAGTCTATCTTTCACTCAGTTCGTTTACAAGTACATCCTATGGATTGAACAAGCAATTAATCGCCAGCACACAAAGCCAAGTCAATAGCAGTATCGTCGGTTATATTACGATACCAGGGGCAAGCACAATTAACAATGTAAGCACAAGTGGCGGCTACGCAGTAAGCACACTCTATGGTAACGATGCACTCTATTCTACTATATTTTTTAGTAGTTATGCCTATTATGGAAAAACCTACTCTACACTCAATGCGAGCACAATCGCAATGAATACTCTTGCGTATAGTACACTCAGTAGTGTGTCGTATGCCAATAATACCTTGTTAAGTACATCGGCAAGCAGTTTTACGGGGCAACTCAATCAACAGAGTACTATCTTTGCGAGCACATTGACCGGCTTGAATAGTACGGTTATAGGAAATAGTGGCGCTGCGTATAACTTTATCCTTGCAAGCACGGTCGGTGCAGCAAGTACATCGGCGGGAATTGTTACAATTAGCACGATAACTTCGTACAATTTATTTACCAGTTCATTGGCCAACCAGGCGGGTTCCATTGGTGTAAGCACATTATACACTGTTAGCACGCTCATACTCAATAGCACAACAACTACGCAAACAATGGATCTTGTCACCTATCGTAACTTTACCGTACTTGTGAATAACATCGCGGATAACGGTATCTACCGTCTAACCTATAATAAAAATAGTCTTCTTGGACAAGATTATCGCCGCGGTGTAATTACGATTGATATTAATACAGTAGGTCAACCTTATAGTACGTTTAGTGGAGCCCTACGATTTGATGCAAATACGCTAGGGATTCCAACAACTATATGGGGTGCTGTGCTTCCTACAATTAGTAATGCTGACTATGTGATGCAATATGAATATACGATTTATAACCAAATTTTATGGACCAACTTACTAGGTGTATATCCGCGTGTGCGTGTAGTCAACCCTGTCTTTACCGCGGGGCAAATCTTCAAAATTAATGTGGGCACCGGTCTGTCAAATATTGATAATTATACATATTTCCGCGGTCAGTCATTCCCTGTATCCTGGTCGAATTACACGTTTTTCCCATTCGCACAAGTAGGTGAGCCACCGTACAATCCACAAGTTGTCATTGAAACAACCGTCGATGGTCAGATTTACAATACGTATGGACCCTTCCCTTTCTCACAGAGTACCGCGACCATTCAGGCCCCGTATACAGGTGCCGGTGTCGCTCCTGTGCAGAACGCGGTAGCGAATCTATATGTATTGGGTTACAATTCGCAAGCCGCGACGGTCCCTTTCCAGGTCATTTCGCCCACGTTTGACTATATGCGTTTCCGTAATACCACGACCCCCAATATTTCTACGCTTGGAGGCAATACGTTTATTGCGGGCTATGAATTGGTAGGCATTACCGACTATGGTAACTTCCCGCTATATAATACTGCAACTAATATGTACACAACTTTGCCGCCATTCGGTAGTACCGGTGTGACGTATTTCAATATGAATTCGAACTATGCACCCAGCAAACTCTTTACCAATTTGATTAACCGCATTGGCGCACAAGGCAGCCCCCTTACAAGTACAACGTTGGCATTCTCATCCACGATTACACGGCCGTCCTTTACGGAGTTGTCTGCGACACGTGGCTATGCCGACTATATTATATACAATCTCTCAACGTATTTTACCGACTTAATCACATACAGTACCATAGGTGGAGCGACCGCTTTTACGTTGACAAATGGCGCAGTAAGTACAACTATACAGAATGCCCAGATACGCCAAATCAATCCCACAACCTACGAAGTGTATAATGTGAACCAATCCCGTACGAGCAATACTTTTACAAGCGGTAACGTTCTTGCAACCTATTTCTTTAGCACGCTGTCGTTCGTGCACACTGTGCAAACACCGTTTGTAGGCCCTGTTGGAGGCCCCTTCACCGGCCCCCCAACGTACTTCACAGACCAGCAAGGGTTTATGGAAATGCCAAATGTGGGCGGAGGAGGAGGATTAAGTGCTCGCAGAGAGCCGCTCAGCACCATTCTCTTTTACAACGCAGTTACAACGCCTATTAACAGTTCCTTTACGGTGGGCGATAAATTCGAGGCACAAGTCATACCTGGTGATGGCTATAAATATGTATACGTAATGAGCACAAACGCAAGCGCCAGTGTACAAGTCTTTAATTTGTAACCGCGTAAAACGGTCTAAGAATCTCTCAACATACTATGAAGAGAGATGCTTGCACACCATCCATTGACTGGACAACCCATTAAAATTATGCGTACAGCGCCAGCCTTGCACGCTGATAACAAAACCCTCGTATGGATACGAGGCAGTTTTGTTACCGGTGATGCGTGGACACGATGGTTCACTGTAGTTTCTGATATTCGTGGTGTCAGCGTTGTAACGGACCCCAGTAAAATCACAGCCGTCGTGCTGACAAAGGATTCGCCGGTTGATGAATGGCTTCCTGTTCTTCCTACAATTATGACTGCGACGTCAGGCACGTTGCTTGTAGCACCGGCGCGCACACTCGACCTCTTATCGCATCGTGGGTTCCAACGCGCCTCAAACATATTAACGACTGAAGACCTATATGATAGTTATCCTTTTTTGGGCTCTGCCTTGACCGCCGACGACGATGCGCCTACGGTTGTGTGCGCGCTGGCGCACATACTTCGTATGAACCGTATAGCGTGGCGCGTACCCGATGAGGGTATTAATAAGGGGCGACTCGATACCTTATGCACGGCGTGGCGCCGCTCTCTCGACGGTCGTATCTT